ATTGGCAGCCGGTCTTGTTGATATAAAGGATGGCATTCATTATCTCTTTAAGCGGATGTTTTCGGTTCCTCGCTTGCTGGAAAAAACGGTAAAATTGACCCCTAAAAAACGGAGGAAGTTGACCCCCTAAAGTTGTTGAGCAAAACTGGTAAAAAGTTGTTGTCCGGAATAGGGTCTAAAAGGATATGATTGAGCCCGGGTTAAACAACATTTTTTGTAGGTCTTTGATCCCTGTTTATGTGCGAGAACCCTACTTTGTTCTCGCCTATAAAACGGTCGGGATTGTGTCGACCGACACTGCAAAGATAACTCTTCGTCCTAAAAGGGCAATGACGTATTTGCAGCAGGCATATCTATACATAAGCATTCTCTGATTTAGCTTTTCTTTTCCTTATCGATTCACCGAAGAGTTCGACACGCAACGAGTGGTGTACGATGCGGTCCAATACGGCATCGGCGATGGTCTTCTCGCCGATCACGTCGTACCAGTCTTTTACGGGTATTTGCGAGGTAACCATTGTCGATCGACGCTGATGCCGGTCCTCGATGATATCCATCAGTATGCCCCGAGACTGCGTATCGAGCGGCTGCATACAGAAGTCGTCGAGGATCAGCAGGTCCTGGCGTTCGATACGTTTAAGATCAGCCAGAATAGAGCCTTTTGCCTTGGATATTTTAAGTTGGCTCATCAGTTTGGCCGTACTGGCGTACAGCACCCTAAATCCGTCCTGGCAGGCTTTATATCCGAGTGCCGTTGCAAGATAGCTTTTGCCCGTTCCTGTCGGTCCCGTAATGATAAGGTCTTTGTGGTCGCGTATGAACTCCATAGCCGCAAGCCGTTCGACCTGATTACGGTCGAGACCCCGCTCGAAGGTATAATCGACATCATCCAGTGTTGCGTTATAACGGAACTGTGCCGCCCTGACCGCCCGCTCTACGGCCCGATTCTTACGGTTATCCCATTCGCAGTGTACCAAGTGTGATACGAACTGATCCTGGGTCATCTTCTCTTTGATGGTATTCTCCAACGATGTCTTAAAAGCGTCGTGCATGCCGAACAGGCGCATCTGGCGCAGTTTCTCTAAGGTCTGATTGTTCATAGTTTTACTGGATTTAGATTATTTGTAATATTCCTTGCCCCGGATGTTCTCGTGTTCGGGCATGTCGGCAAGTTCTTCGGGAAGATCTATCGCCTCGGATTTATTCTGAAGTATCTCTTGTATCTCCCTAAAGCTGTACTTGCCATAGCTGTCGGCCAGACGACATGCGGCGGCAAGGCGCTCGGGTCCTGCCTTACGGGCGAAGTTCAGGATACCGGAACACATTTTATTGGCCTGATCCTGATAACGGACCTTCTCCAGTATCCGGCGGATATAATGTTCCACATCTTCGTGTATGGCGGCGGCCTGCTGAACGAACCGTTCGGGCGACCACTCCATCACGGCGCGGTGCTTGGGGCAGAGGTGTTCGGTAACGGTGGTGTAACGATAGTTATGGCGGTCGCGGGTATGATGCGCTATGATGTCGTAGTTATAGCGGATCTCAACATCGGTCGCCGTATAGGACAACTGCACCTTCTTGCCTATGTAGGTATGGGGAACGCTGTAGTAGTGGATATCCTCATGAAGACGTGCATAACCATACTTGTCGATCGTTGTAACAATATGCTTTTTCATCTGGTAACGGATCGGGTTCAGAGGTCCGAGGGCTTCCTGCTCCACGTCCTCGAAGTAACTGCGGCGCGAGTAGTTGCGACGATCCAGGTTCTTGTTGTTGTGCTTCTCAAGCGCTACGCGGATAGCTACATTGAGCGACCGAAGATCAGGGCAGTGAAGCGGTTCGATAACCGTGAAGATGTCCTTATAGGTCAATTTGACCGCGTTCTCGACATGCGCTTTATCCTTGGGACTGCGGGCGCGGGCCGGATAAGCCGTCACGCCGTAATGCTCTCCGAACCGCTCGAACTCAGTGCTCAGAAGCGCTTCGTAACGGCTGGCTTTCGTGACGGCGCTCTTAAGGTTGTCAGGAACGATAGCGCGGGGAACGCCGCCATAGTAATAGAATGCATTCTCGCAGGCGGTGATAAAATCCTCCTTGCGCTGGCTCTCCACAGCTTCCACATAGGTGAGTAGACTGCACCCAAGGATTGCTACGAACACCTCTACCTCACGGGGCTGTTCGCCCGGAGGGTAGATCCACAACTTGGAGCCGGTATAGTCGACGAATAGCTTATCGCCGGCTTTATGCTCCATACGCATAGAAGGGTTGCTCACTCGCTCGTAACGGCGAAGGGCAACACGGAACTGTGTCAGGCTGTAGCCGTCTGGATGGAGGGCACGATAGCGTTCCCATTGCTTGTGGCTGGTCATCCCCTTACGGGCCATCTCTTTGCTTGCTGACGGCAGAAAAGCTTCTAAGGCCTCAAGGCGGGGATTAGGGGACTCCGGAACCTTGTCGATGCAAAACAGGGAATATAGCTCTGCATCGCTCTTGGCCAGGAACGCCTCATAGGTCATACTGAGAGCATTCCACTTATTTACATACTTTTTGACTGTGTTGCGAGATGTGCGCGACAACTCCGCAATCGCGCGTAAACCGACACGTTCGGTATACAAACGGATGATCGTTCTTAGTTTGTTCATCGGTAAAGATTTATTAGGCATAATCTGCAGATTTTTGTTGCTTATGAGATTTAAGCTAACAAAATCCGATTCCTTAAAAACCTTCCGAATGCAACTTTTATATCCAAACCCAAAGGTGGGTCAGTTTGCTCCGTTTTTACTGGGTCAGTTTCGACCGTTTTAAACGGGTCAATTTGAACCGTCCTTACTGGGTCTGTTTGACCGTGTTTTCCAGTTTGAAACCAACGGTAACATCACGAGTTGGAATGCGCAAGGCTACAAATCTTCCGACAGCTATTCGGGAAGGGCTACCGGGGTTTCCGGAGATACATGGTATGCGATTCTCCCGACAACATACACACAAAGCTCGCAGATTTGGACCGATCCCTATTTCGACACAGGGGGCAGCAGTCGAGTCCGGATTTACGTGTCAGGACAGATGCTGAAAAAATCGGCGATAGATACACATTGGGACAATCCGTCGGTCAGGTTGTACGAAGGATCGACGTGGGACGAAGTCGTCGGCGCTGCGGTTCCCGATTACAAATGGGATGCTGAACCTATTTCCGGTCATCCCGATCAAGGGTATACTATATTATTCGATCAAGTGGTTACCCTGAAAAAAGGCACGTCCTTCTGGCTGATCTCGACCAGTGATTGGCGACTGACCGATGCGGCGGTATACGTGAGTCCTTACGACGTAGACCTGCATTACCCGACGGCATATCCAATCGTTCCAAATCTTCCGAATATTAAGCAGATCGATTTCATCAAGGCATTATGCGCGATGTTCGGGCTTTTTGCCATGCCTTCGGGCACGCCGAACACGATCCGTTTGGTATCGCCGGATGTGCTATTGTCGAACATAGGCAGTGCGATTGATTGGTCGAACAAATTGATTGATGCTGGAGATCACGAGCCGAAGTCAACAGCTTTCACGTTCGGGGATTTCGCACAAAGGAATAATTTGAAATACAAGGAGGATGATACGGTAAAGATTGATGCGGACGGAGTTCTTGCCGTGGACGACGAGAGCCTTGATCCGGAGGAAGACCTTATTACACTTCCGTTTGCAGCCTCGTCCGGAAACATCATCGCGCACTATGAATGGAAAGACTCGACGAGTGGTGAAGGGCGAGAGCTCGAAGAAGTGAAGGTCGAGCCCCGCATCATGAATCTGACGAACGTGTCGGGTAAATGCGCGCTTTCGTTCGATGGGTTGAAATTCAGTGAATTGATAGCAGATTATTATGTCAACTATCAGGCGTTAATAAATCAGCCCGTCGTTATTAAAGAACGTTTTACCTTGACCGAATATGATCTTCAGACGCTTGATTACACTGTCCCCGTCTATTTGCGGCAATACGGCCGGTATTACGGTATTGTCACGATACAGACGAGCTCCGCGCATATTTGCGAGGTGCAACTATTGCAGTTATCAGAATCGGCAAATCAGTAAATATCATAGATATGGCAAATTCAGACACGAAAGAGAAGATACTCGAAATTCAGGTGAATTACGATAAGGCAATACAAGGGTTGTCCGAGTATATGGGCAAACTTGAGGAAGTCAATGCAGAAGAAAAGAAGCTGCGTGAAACTATCAAAGAAAGCGGAAAATCTACCGATGAACAACGGAAGCGGCTTGCCGCAATAAAGGCTGCACAAGATGAGTACAAGAGCGCGATTCGCGATCTAAACAAAGAGGTTCAGAACAATATCAAGCGTGAAAAGGAGCAAGATGGATCATTGCGTTCCTTACGCGCTCAATTATCGAATGCGACGAAAGACTTCGATAGTCTTAGCAAGGCCGAAAGAGAAGGAGCGAAGGGTAAAGCGCTTGCCAAACATATTAACGAGTTGACCGATGAGCTCAAAGAGGCAGAGGCCGAAACACAGCGCTTCTACCGCAATGTCGGTAATTATGAAGAGTCTATCAAGAAAGCCATTGCTGCGAATGTTCCGTTTATTGGACAAATTCAAAGTATGATAGATGTATCGGGTGGTGCAAGTAAGGCTATCAAATCTTTGGGATCGGCCGTCGTGAATTTGAGTAAAACGCTGCTTACGCTGTTGGCCAATCCTGTATTTGCCGTATTGGCCGGCCTTGCGGCGATCATAATGGCAATCAAAACAGCTATCAATTCGAGCGAGGAGGCGACGAATAGGTGGAATGTCGTTCTCGCTCCTCTCGGACGCGCTATGGATTTCTTGATGAACCTCTTGCAAAAAGCGGTGGGTTACTTGTTGTCTTTCGTCGAAGCCGGAATGAAAATGTATGATTGGGCTATGAAATTGGCCGAAAAACTGCCTATTGTGGGCGATAAGATTAAAGAAATCAACAAAGCGAACGAGGAAGCGATACAGCTTGCCAAAGAAAAGGCCGATATCGAGAAACAAGCACGCGAGAATGAAGTCCTCAATGCCAAAGACGCATTAAGAGTGGCCGAGCTCAGAAAAGAAGCCAAGGATCGCGAAAATGCTACTGCAGAGGAAAGGCTGGCGGCTATAAAAGAGGCGAATAAATTGGAAGAACAAGCTGCAAAACGTAATGTAGAATTGGCCGAGCGCCGTTATAACGCTCTGAAACTCGAATCGGAGAGGGCGGAAAATAACGCCGAGACAAACGCTGAGCTCGCAAGGCTCGAAGCGGATATGTACAATGCTCGGAGAGAGTATTTTTCAAAGACAATGGAACTGTTGGAGCAGGAAAATACGGTTCGAGGAGAAATTGCCGCTAAAGCGAAGGAGGCTGCTGCTGATATGCAAGCGCGAAAGCAGAAAGAACTCGAAGCCGTCCGAGCTGCACAGGATGCGATCTTCGCGCTGATAACTTCGGAATCGGAACGGCAGTTGACTCAAACTGAGGCGACTTATAATCGACAGATCGAGGACCTGAAGAAGCGGCTTGAAATGGAAAAGGACTTGACTGTTGCCGCAAGGAAGGCGATTAACTCCCAAATCAACGCACTTGAGGACAAAAAGGAAATCGACCTCGCGCAGATTCGCCAGCAAGCCAACAAGGACGAAATTCAGAAAGAGGCTGACAAGCAAGCGAAGCTGATCGAGCTACGCCTATCCGCGCTTAAGGAGGGCAGCGATGAAGAATTAGCGCTCAGAATTCAGCAGTTGGAGTTGCAGAAGGCCGAGGAGATACGTGCGGCGGAAGAGTTGGGTATTGCCCGGGTCGAGGTTGAGGCTAAGTACAATAAGTTGATCGAGGAAGAGCGGGCGAAGACGGCTGAGAATCTTCGCAATAAGGCGGCCGAAGAATTGGCGCTCGAATGGCAGAATAAGATCAACGAAGCTGCCTTGCAGCACGAAGATACATTACAGTTAGAGGTAGAGTATCGGCGGTCTGAATTGGAGGCTTTGCATCAAATGGAGGGCGAATCGGACGCGGAATTTAAAGCCCGGCAGTTGGAGGCTGAGCAGAATTACGTCGATGCAAAAAAGACGCTTGCAAATAAAGAAATGGAAATCGAACAAGCCAAATATGAGGCGGCCGCAGCAATTACTGGGGGAATGTCTGATATGTTGGCTGAAATCGGAGAGAACAATCGAGCTTTTGCCGCCGCATCCAAGATTTTAGCATTGGCCGAAATCGCCATTGATACTGGTAAAGCCATATCAGCGGGTGTAGCCTCGGCGATGGAAGTTCCATTTCCTGCGAATTTAGTAGCTGTTGCTACGACAATTACAACGGTAATGGCAAATATTACGAATGCTATCAAGACTGTCAAATCAGCCAAATTCGCTGAGGGTGGTTTGGTTACCGGTCCCGGTTCCGGAACGTCTGATAGTATTCCTGCGCGTTTGTCGAACGGAGAGTCGGTTATGACTTCACGGGCGACAGAAATGTTCGCGCCCGTCCTTTCTGCTTTCAATCAGATCGGGGGCGGAGTGCCGATCTCCGTACAGCAGTCGAGCAGCGTGATCGAGGGCGAGGAAATGCTGGCGAGAGCTGTCGCAAAAGGAGTGGCCGCCCTACCCCGGCCGGTCGTGTCCGTCGAGGAGATCACGACAACGGCAAATCGGGTCGCTGTACTTGAAAAACTGGGCGACGCATGATAGTATATGAATCTTTGAAAGACAACCGCGATCTGTTGATACGGTTGGCCCGGACGGGGATAGCCGTCGAGGATGTGAAACATTTGGAATTGTACGAGGATTTCGTGAGGCTCAAGGCTGATGGACTGAAAACTACTTACGTCGTGGCCCATCTCTGCGATCAGTACGAGGTGAGTGAGGCGACCGTGTGGCGGATCATTCGGAAATTCCAGCGGGTTTTGGTGCAATAAAAACCCCCTCAAAACGAGGGGGCATCCGTTTGGAAGATAATTTGTGATAATTAAACAAACCGAACGGATTCTATTTCTTTTGCGAACGTTTTGATTTTTTCCTCGATTTTCCGTGCCGTCCTTTCGCTGGGCTTTCGGAATCCGCTGATATAATGTCCGAGTTGTTTTTGATTGACACCTGTAATTCGCTCCAATCCGGCTAACGTAAAGGCATAGGCGTAGTATTGAAGAAACGACGGAATATCGTATTTGAACTCAAAATCCAATGCCGGACACGTTTTACCTTCGGCCTGATACATAGCCCGCATTTCTTCGTATGAGTTATAGAAATCGGCTATTGTTTCCGCTACGGTTTTACCTTGTCCCAGCAAGCCGAAGGGAATATCTTTAATATACTCCATATTTGCATCGAAAGTGCCGTCGGCTCCCCGCTCGATGATTACCTGTGCTTTCATAGTTATAGTTTTAAATGTTGTCGGCAGTTGCCGGGGTCAGAACTCGACCCCGGACTGCTCACTGATACTTTTTAATGTCTTGCCTTTCGCTTCTTCGCTTTTGTGTCGAGGAATCTGAAATCGACGTTTTGTAATCGGGCTGTACCACCAATCGTGATTTTTTCCGTGACTTAGGAAGTAGCAGCCTGCTTTCCTTAATTTCTTCTCAATTTCTGAATACTTCATCTTGTCGGTTGTTTAATTATCACAACACAAAGATAGTATTTTTACTATCAATATCCAAATTTTTCTTCAAATATTTTTCGCAAAATCGTGCATGGACATATTACTGTCACAGACTGACAGTCGAATTATACCATTTTGAGGGAAAAAAACGAGGCTTTGTTCTATGTTATGCCAAAAGTAGATTTTATGGCATATTTGAAAATTTACAGCCCTATCGTGAATGAGGAGAATAAGGCGATGACCCTTTTTTTCTCGGGTGTTGAGGGCGTATCTTTCCAAGATATCGACGAGTTCATATCGTCCATTCCCGAGAACGATAACCTAATCGACATGAGGTTGCATTGCGCAGGCGGCGATGTGATCGAAGGCTGGGCAATGGTCGATAAACTACGAGCAACCGGTAAGGAGATTTGTGCGACGATTGAAGGCCAATGCGCCTCGATGGCTACGGTGCTTCTCTGCGCCGCACCCAAAGAGGCTCGCCGGGCCTACCCGCACGCTCAGATTCTGATACATGATCCTTATATCCCCGAGTACACGCTGGCCGATGCCTATCGTGCGGAGGACCTCGAAAAGATTGCCGCCGATCTCCGTGCAAACACGGAGAAGATACTCGATTTCTATGTCGAGCGAACCGGGGCAAATCGCGAGGAGCTGGCCGCGCTGATGAAGGATGATAAATGGATCGATACCGCCGAAGCGCAGCGGCTCGGTTTCATTTCCGAAATAATCCCGCCGGCCTCGGCTTATGCCGGGAAAGGTGCGGCCGCATGGCCAAATAACAACCAAAATAAAACGAGTATGAAAAACGAAAAAACGATGCAGGCCGCCATGAAAAGGTTGGTGGCTCTCATGGGGTTCAACGTAACTCCCGCCCAAATCGTCGCATACGAACTCGATACCGAGAGCGGCGAGACGATCACAATCGATAAGCCGGAGGGCGAGGCTCCTGCCGTCGGCGACAACGCGTCGCCGGATGGAGAGCACAAGATGCCCGACGGCACGACGATCATCATCGAGGACGGAATCATTACCGAAATTCGGGCGGCCGAAGAACAAGGCGGCGAGGGACCGGAGCCGGTGGCCGAAGGCGAGGACGAAAAGGATGTCCGGATCGCCGAGTTGGAGGCAGAGAACGCCGAACTCAAAGAACGGATTGCCGAACTCGAACAGGAACTGGAGGGAGCCAAGAGCGTTGCCAAGACGAGCGACGAAAAACGTATCCTTAACCTCGTCAAGGTAGCCGGAGGAATCGACTGGCTGAAAAAGGTACAATCGGAGTACAAACCGGCAGGGAGAGGTTTCCCGCAGAGCGGAAAGACGGAGACGGAGGGTGAATCCAAAGTGGCCCGCCGGCTCGCTGAATTGAGAGCCAAAAAATAAACCAGAAAAAACACATTAAAAAACAGAGAAAGTTATGGCAAGCACAGGACTTGATTTCGCAAAACTGACCCCCGATAACGGTGCGGTGCGGGACCTTCGGGAATTGATCTTCCTCTCCGTCATGGACGTGGACCAGCTCGGGGCATTGTTCAATTTCCTTCCGAACCAAGAGCACGGCAAGAAGGTCGGCATGATCGGCGAGTTCGGAATGCTCGGCAAAGCGAGTACGGGATGTCTTCCGTCGTTCAACCAGAGCGTTCTCGCAGCGTCGGAAAAAACGTGGGACATTGCCGAGTGGCAGATATCGGAGCAGATTTGTTACACGGACTTGCGGGGCACGCTGGCGAAGGTTGCTATGCGTACCAAGACGCAGGTGGCAGATCTGACCGGCACGCAGTATATCGACGAAATTCTGGAGCCGCGCCTGTCGCTGGCGATCCGCAAAATGCTGATGCGTTTCGCTTGGTTCGGCGACAAGGCTGCCGATACCGTGACCAACGGCGGGGTGTTGCTCGATACTGTCGATAAGGGGTATTTCACGCTGATCGACGGCTTCTGGAAACGCCTGTTTACGCTCACGACGGAGACCCCTGCGCGTAAGACGACAATCGATGCCAACTCGGAAACATCGTTTGATGCTCAGGTATCAGCGCTGTACACTGCCGGCGTGCCTACGGGCATTATCGACAGCCTGATTCGGGAAGCGCCGATGGTGCTGCGGCAGACACCCGGTCAGGTGATCTACATCACGCAGTCGCTCCGCGATGCGCTCGACTGGGACATCATCAACAACAATAAGGGTAGCGAACTGCAATGGACGGCCATTTTCGACGGCATCGCCAAAACGACCTACAAAGGTGTCGAACTGCTCGCTATTCCGTTCTGGGACGAGATCATTCGCTCGACGGAGACCGTCACGGGCGGGAAAGCGTGGAACAAGCCGCACCGGGCGCTGTACACGGTGAAGGAGAACCTGCTGGTCGGTTCGGAGAGTGAAAACGAGATCGCCGAGCTCGATATCTGGTTCGAGAAAAAGGATCAGGTGAACTACATCCTCGCCAAAGATACTATCGGCACGCTGATCGGTCAGGACGATCTGCTTCAGGTGGCTTTCTAATTCTCAAAACGGACGAATATGGGAAAATGTGAATATTTGATCGCGCAGGCGATCACCGAAAACTGCGACGATCCGCTGGTAAAGGGGCTGGAGAAGCGCGGTATCATCATCAACCGCGACGATGTGGACTTTGGATCAGTCGAGTTCGCTGCGGACAAGTCCAACGTCGTATCGGCTTTGCCGCTTCTGAGCGGCAAGAAGGCGTTTGAAATCTACCAGCCGGGCAACACGCCGTTCACCGGCTCCAATTCGGCGCTGGCGACCGGTACGAGCCGGAATACGTTCACGCATCAGATCGTGATGTATATCCCGGACTCCGGGCCGGACGTGGCCGAAAGCATCATCGATCCGCTTGCTAATGGCTCGTTCCTCGTCATTCTGGAGAACAAGTTCAAGAAGATGCAGGGAACGCCTGCCGGTGCTGCCGCATTCGAGATTTACGGCTTCTATCAGGGGCTCGTAGCCAATGCTGCCACGCTCGACAAGTACAGCGACGATACGAACGGCGGATGGTCATTCACACTTCAGGAGGCAGGGTCGCCTAAATCGGCCCTCTACCTGTTCGCTGAGACATATGCGGCGACCAAAACGCTGATCGAAACGCTGCTCAAGGGAGCGACTGAGTAGGTTGTTATGTCTTTCGCGGAGGCATACGAGCTTGTGTCGGAATGGGGGAAACACTTACCGGGTGTTTTCCCCCATTCTGAACAACGCAAAATCGAATCGCTTTATCTGGAAGTGTTCCGTCGCCCGCTCAGGTCCTGTCGTTGCAAGGATAGGTATTCCGATGCGGTGATCGAGATGCGAATTTACCTGAAAAAGAATATGAAAATGAGAAAAATATGCAACTACCGTCTCAAAGCCGGCGTGGTAATCCAGCCGGGTGGTACGTCCGATGTCTACACGAACGACAACTTGACCGATGCGGTCGCTACTGCGTTTCTCAAGGAGCGGCCGGGAGCTGTCGGGCTGTTTGAGGTGATCCCTGAGAAAAAGTCCGATCCGGAGATCGAGATTAATCCGGATTTGCGGTCTGAAATCGCCGCCGACCTTCAGGCCGGGAAATCGAAGACCGCGATCAAAAAAGATTACAAAGGGCGGCAGATAGCAGGTAAGACGATAACTTTCGCGGTTATCAATGCGCATATCAAGGCTGCGGAGGCCGAGCACGAGTCGAACGATTTATGAACGGGGGATGAATATCAAGGAGACGAAAAAGCCGAGTAGGCGGATCGATGTCAAGTACCTGTCATCATTAGGCATTCAGGCATACGACGCTGATAACCTATATCCGCAAAACGTGGCGGCCATTGTGGCTGCTTCGTCAACCGGTACGACCTGCTGCAATCGATATGCTGACTTCATCGAAGGGAATGGCTTCGCATCGCAAACGCTGGCCGATTTCGTGGTGAACCGTAGCGGCGACCGTTTCGACGATATTCATCATTTGTGCGCGGCCGATTTGGCAAAGTTCAACGGTTTCGCCCTGCATGTCAACTATAACGTGCTGGGCGAAATCGTCGAATTGTCGCATGTACCATTTGAGAATTGCCGGCTCGAAGAATCGGACGAAGAAGGCCGGGTGAGCCATATTGCCGTACATCCCGACTGGTCGGGCAAGATGACGCGCAACGGAAAACCGGTCAAGGTGAATCGCGACACGGTGGATCTGCTACCCGTGTTCAATCCTAATCCGCGTGTTGTACAGGCACAAATCGTTCGGGCCGGAGGTATCGAATTTTTCAAGGGGCAGATTTTGTGGGTATCGTCGAGCGGGGCAGGAAACTACCCTACGGCGAAATTCGATGCGGTTCTCACAGAAATGAGCACGGACGAGGGGCTGTCGAATGTCAAACACCGCAATGTTCGCAATAACTTTCTTACGGCCGGGATGCTTGTTCATAAAAACGGACAAATGCCGCCGGACGACGGGAAAGACGATAGCGGATATTCCGATGAACTCGCCAAATTGCAAGGTGATAGCAATTCGCTGAAAATCCTTGAGGTCGAATTGGATGCGGACGAGGAAATTCCGCAGTTCGTATCTTTCAAAGGCGAGAATTACGACAAGGAGTTTACTGTCACGGATTCGTCCGTAATCGAGCGTATCTATTCGGCTTTTGGTCAAGAGGCGTTTTATTGCATCCGATCAGGGAAAATCGGTTTTTCCGGTACACTAATCTATGATGCGAAGTTGGAGTATGCACAGCGCGTAAACAAGGAGCAGCGGATGTTGACCCGCGCCTACAAAACGATCCTCGGTCATTGGGACATGGCAACCGCTCCGATCCTAAATGATCAGGATATTGAAATCGAACCGATTGTGAAAGCTGTAAATGTCCCTCAAGCATGAAGAACCTTTTGATAACTCCTGACGAAATAAACGAGCTCGCCCGCCCCTGTTCTGCTGACGAGGATATTGCCCGGCGCTTCATTGAAGAGGCCGAACATAACGACATTCGGCCGGCGCTCGGCGATGCTTTGTATATCGCCATTGCGACTTCACCCGATAAATATGACGAGCTATTGAATGGCGGGCTGTACTCAGACCCTTGCGGGGAACAACGGTATTTTCCGGGTCTGAAAAAGGCGCTGGCCTATTACGCATACGCTCGGATCGTAAAAAGCGGGACGAATATATCGACCCGGTACGGGTTTGTCAGTAAATCAGACGATTATTCGCGTAGCGTCGAATTCAAAGAGCGTAATCAGGCTTACAATGATGCGTTTTCGATTGCAGATCATTACATGAAAGATTGTCTCGGATATATCCAATGCCGTCCCGAGGCATTCCCTGAATATATTCAGGACGGCAAAATGACAGCCAATAGAGTCCGGTACAAAGTAATAGGCGATTGACATGATCGAAATAAAACAGGGTACTTCTTTAGGAGTCCGAATCGTTCTCAAAAGGCCCTCCGGGACCGATGCCGATCTTCGGCGTGCACGCGAATTATCCGTATGGCTCCAGCTTCCTTCCGGTGAGACCATGCAGGCTCTCGACAGTTCGATCGATCGGGAGATGAATACGGTGTATGCTCGTCTTCTTCCCGACCGCGAGCTGAAAGTAACGGGCGAATACGGGCTTTTCGTCAATGTGAAGATGGTGAGCAACCGGGTGTTGGCTACGCACGTTCTAAAGATCGTGAAAGTGGTTGAGGGAAGTGAAACCAAGTATATGGAACTGCCTTTGTCGCTCGATGCGAACCTGATCGATGTCCCTTACAACGTCATTACAACCGGAGCGTCTCCAAAGATCGGCCCGAATAATACGTGGCTCGTTTATAATGACGAAATAAAGGCTTACGAGGATACTGGTGTCAGCGTGGAGTCTGCCAAAGAAGCCAGCGAAGCCGCAGCGGCAGCGAATGAAGCGGCAGTTAGAGCCGATCAGGCTGCAAATTCGGCAAATACTGCGGCTGAATTTGCCAAACAGCAGGGCGATTATGCGAAGGAACAGGGAGACCGCGTCCTTTCCGAGAAAGGGCAGCCCGGCGGATTGGCCGAATTGGACGATACGGGTCATGTACCGGTTTCACAACTTCCGTCCTACGTCGATGACGTGCAGGAATACGCCTCCCGTTCCGCTTTTCCTGCAACGGGCGAATCAGGGAAAATCTACGTAGCTACCGATACCAATCTTACTTACCGCTGGAGCGGCTCCGGATATGTAGAGATCAGTCCTTCACTGGCTTTGGGCGAGACTTCGGCCACGGCTTATCGTGGAGACCGGGGAAAAGCGGCTTACGATCATTCGCAGATCAAAAGCGGCAATCCACACGGTACGACCTTCGCCAGCCTGCCGGATAAGCCTGCGTCCCTGCCTCCGGGTGGCGCAGCCGGTGGCGATTTGGCCGGAACATATCCGAACCCGACTATCGGCGCAGGAAAAGTGACCACCGCAAAGATCGCCGACGGTGCCGTGACAGCCGCAAAACTGGCTGAACAGTATATTGTGAACCGGGGTGCTATTGCTAACTTGAATAACGCCACGACTTACGGATTCTATACCTACGATGCAACTACGCAGAACACGCCTACTTCTTACGGCAGCGTCATTGTCGTCGAAGGAACCGGGAGATCAGGAAATTGGATACAGTTGGCCTTAGGATATTCTGCGGGCAATGTCAATCCGTCCGTTTTTGTCCGTTTCCGGCAAAGTCTGGAATCTTGGAGCGACTGGCTTAAAGTATGGAAATCCAATGATTTCAATCCGGATGATTACCTGCCGCTTTCGGGGGGTAAGACCATAACGGGAGATGTGGGATTGGCTGGAGGAAAAAGATTGATTGAAGATGGACGAAATATTATTGGGCGTTTTGCTTTTGGTGACAGCGAAAGCCTTCGGACGATAATTGGAGCCAACATATACGAAGTATTGCTCATTTCTACGGCAGCTATAAAAAGGAATACGGGAGGAATAGAATATACCATTTGGGATTCCGGCAACTTCAATCCAGATGACAAATTCGGATTCAGCGCTACTCAACTCTCGGATTTGAACAATGCCCCGAACAATGCCTTTTTCGTCGGCGCACACAACGCGGTGAACGCTCCGGTTGCCAATAGTTGGTGCAATGGATTTACCATCGCTTATGGCAATAACCCCGATTTCCGCAAACAGTTCTGCTATGCAGGCGACAAGTGGTGGACAAGAGGTCGAAACGGTACAACGTGGTCTGCTTGGAGCCAGATTTGGGATTCGGGAAACTTCACCCCCTCGTCTTTCGCTCAAACCAAAAAGGAGACCTTTCCCAGCGGCGGAATAGACAACATTACAGATTCAGAGTTTACCGGGAATATACAGGCGCATTTCCCGGGTGAAGAATATTCAAGCATCTGGCAGGGGAAGGATTTTATGGGTACGATTCTGCAACTCAAGTTGCGGGACTATGCCAACGTGCAATCCTTGATGTATCGTGGAAGCAAAACAAAAACATGGCTGAGGGTTTGGGACTCGGGTAACTTCAATCCAGCCGATTATTTGTCGAAAGAAAATACAACGGTCTACGTACCGACCGGGGAATACAACCCGGCTACAAAAGGGTATGTCGATTCGGCTGTGAGCGGCGCTACCGGCGGAGCAATCACAGAAGTGGATGATTTGAATAACGCTCCGAACAATCGATATTTCTACAACGAGGGCGGAGCGGCCAATTCCCCGTTTCCCGATCAGGCGGTTTTCGGATTTACGCTCGTCGATGTCAACCGTTTGCCAACGATGGCCGTACAGTATTGTATGGCTGCCGGCCCAAATATTGGCATGCCTAAAGGCGCAGGCCCCGTGTTCGTCCGATCGACAATTAACCGAGACCAATCCGGGTGGAGCTCGTGGACTTGTATCGGACAGGCCGATCCCGTAACGGATGAAGCAGGACTATATCCGTACTATCCCGAGAAATTCAATGGCCAGACAGTTAATAGACTGTTCGTGTCTGTTTCAAAGGTTATACAAGGACCAACGGATCATATCCTTGCCACGTATCAATCTTACGGCATACCGACCTCGCAATATGTGATCGGAATCAAAGGCTTTGCCGTTTTTAAGAACGCGAGCGGATCGGTCGTTTGTTCGATTCCTTTGTCAGGAGGTGAAGTATCGACGGGAGGCAATACTTATTCGGTCAAAGTTGGAAATTTGACAAATCAAGTCAATTTGCATTTCAACGCACCGGCACTGTCCCCGACCACTGTCGAATGCAGAGCGTTGATAGAATTTGGATCAATTTAATAATAAACTTATGAGCGCTTTGATTATCATCTCCGCAGCCATCTTCCTCGTGTACATGGTTGCTATCATCGTGAGGTACGGATTTCCTGCCTCCGTGTCCGATTCGTTTTATCTGCTTCCGCTCAAATGTAACGCGGCCTTTACGCTGTTCTGCGTATCGGTTGCTATGACATTGCTCCCGGCATGGCTCGAAAAGTCGCCCGAGCCGCTGCCGTTTCTCTCGTGCGCGGGACTGGCGTTCGTCGGTGTGGCCGCGAAGTTCCGGGATGATTTTGTAGAAAAAGCTCACGTATGGGCCGCTTTACTTTGCGGAGGAGCCGCACAGGCGTGGATCGTCTTCTGCACGCCTTTTTGGTACGTTTCACTCGCATTTTTCCTCGCGTGCGGCTGGTTGGCTTGGCGGAAGCGTAAACAACGTATTTTTTGGCTCGAAACGGCAGCTTTTCTGTCGACGTTTCTGACTGTTTACCTTTTCTGAAATGGAACATTTAAGCGAAATACTGACCATCGTCAACACCGCCTTGTTGCCGATCCTCGGATTTTTCCTGTTCTACAATTCCCGCCGCCGGGAGGCTCGGGCAAAGGCCGAGCGTGAGGAGATACACAACGTGTCCTCCATATCCGACGAATGGCAGGAACTGTACAAGAAGGCTGAGGAAAAATTGGCAGCCAAAGATGCCAAAATCGACCAGCTTTACGCGGAGAAAGAGTCCGACCGTCAGCGAATCCGTGAGTTGTCTGAGCAAAACAACGCTTTGAAGATGGAGCATCAGGCGGCCAAGTTCAAAGAGTGTACGGTCAGAGGCTGCGAGAAACGACAGCCGCCCAGTGGTTACTAAAATCGATCACACGATGAAATACTTTACGGACACGGCCGAAAACGTGCAGGCAAACCTGGTCCTGATGGCAAACGCTCTGAAAACCACCGGTATTCTGCAATAGCCATGCTTCTATCTCTGAGGCGAATCTATTTCGCGCCTACTTATACCATCGGGCGTTTAAGCATCCCGTCGGCATCCTTCGAGTGCGATACGCTGGAAGATACCGACCGGGATGCCAACGCCAATGGCGTATTCGACGGTCAGGAAGTCAAGATATACGGCAAGACGGCTATCCCTTACGGTCGC